TTCAAGAGTTAGCGGCTCCACTATCCAAGAGATAACACCTGAAATCTTATCTGAGCTTGTGAGAGTTTTCTATGATCGCAAAGGTAAAGACCCTGTGATCATCGATTGGAATCATCAGTCATCTCCCTTTGTTAACAATGGACCTTCAACACCTGAGCAATCAATGGCATTCGGTGAGATCGCTGATATCTATCTCAAAGATGATGCACTCTTTGCCGTTCCATACTATACTCAAAAAGGTGTTGAGCTCGTTGAAAAATCCCAAGGTCTTCTATATCCATCCCCCGAATTTCAAGTAGGCGATTTATATAGTAGAGATGGAAACGGTGAGAAAATTGGCAATGCTCAATTGTTAGCAGTCACATTGACACCACGACCAGCACAAACAGAAAACAAAATATCCCGCGTTTTACTCATGGAGAACATAATGAATCCTGATGAACTCAAAGCAATGACACCTGAGCAATTGGTGGCTTTAGTGCTTGAAAAAGATCAACTCGTCAAGCAACTTGAAGCACAAATTGAAGGCCTCAAGTCTGAAAATGATAGCTTGGTAGCACCTGAAGATGAAGGCAAAGAGCTAGAGATTTCTCTTGAAGGTGAAGGCATGTACAAAGACAAAGAAGATAAAGCTATGGCAGAAAAAGACAAAGAAAAAATGATGTCTGAAAATACTGCTTTGTCTGAGCGTGCAGAAGCCAAGCTCTTAAATGAGATGTCAGCTCAAATCACAACCTTGTCTGAGCAAGTCAAAAAGCTTGAACAAGAAAAACATGTTGCTGAAAGAAAAAGCATTGTTGATGCTCTTTTAAACACAGGCAAGATTGCACCTTCTGAAATCAAAGCTGTTGAGGCTGCTTATGATCTCAAGGGAACTCATCCAGCTATTTGGCAAGCATTCAGTGAAAGAAAGGCAAATCAAGCCGTTAATTTCAGTGAAAAGGGGCATGCTTCCACTGCTCAAGAGATCAGTTTTATTGATCAAGTCAATGAAATCAAAAAAGCTAAAGGGATCACTTTCTCAGAAGCTCTTACTATCGTAAAAAATGAAAATCCAAACGCTTATATTAAGCATTTCCAAGGATAATTATCATGGCATATAATGACAAGTCAATTTACAAGACCTTCATTGCATCTGCATCTATCACTGCTTTGACCCTCGTTAAGGTCGATAGCGATGGCAAAGTTACACCTTGCACTGCATCAACTGATGTACCTGTTGGCGTTGCTCAAACAAGTGGATCAAGTGGTGATGCGATCACCGTTTGCATCCTTGGTGTATCTCGTGTTATCGCAGGCGGCACAATCACAGCAGGCACTCATTTCTTTGTGATGCCTGGTACTGCTGGCAAGGTCTATGCCTATGACGGCTCAGGTGCAAATACTCAAATCATCGCAGGTGTTTTCTTGCCAAATGTTGCAAACACAGCCGCAGCCGCTAGCGAAGAAATCGAAATCCTCTTTAATGTATCTTTAGGAGTTTAACATGGCAAATCCAAGTTATAGCAATATCCATCCAGTCAATGAAATCTTAAGAAATCTTGCGATTGAAGCCATTCCAAGCGATGGTCAACTGATTGCAGATCAAGTCATTGAAGCTGTTGATATCAAGGCAATCGGTCCAACAGGCACTCTCTTGATCGAAGAAACTCGCAATTTCATGGGATCCCCCGATGTTGATGCACAAAGAGCACCAGGTGCAGACCGTCAACGCATCGGAAATTTTGATCGTTCAAGCACAACTTTCTCAGCTAAAATCTATTCTTTATCTGATGAAATCGCTCTTGAAGATATCAAGTACTCTCAATATCCTGGCAATGAAGAACAAAGAAGCTTCCGTAAAGTGCAAAGATCAATGTTGCTCAATCGTGAAGCTCGTTTAGCAAATCTTCTTTTTGGTGCTTCAAATTGGGGTAGCTATACATCAGCACTTGCCTCTTTAGGTAGTGGCTCAAATGGTACTCAATGGAATCAAGCAGGTGCTGAACCTTTAACCGATCTTCATGCTTTGCTCGATGTTATTCGTGCAAACAGCCATGGCATCAATCCCGATACTTTAGTTTTAGGTTATGGTGCTTTGCGTGCTTTAGCTAGAAATGCAGAAGTACGCGGCTTTTTCACTGCTGGCAGTACTCCATCAGGCACAGCTGCAGGCAATCGCTTGATGAAGGATGACATGGTTATCTCTGTACTCAAAGATGTTTTAGGCATCCCAAATGTACATGTTGGTCAAGCTCGTAAAGAAACTGCAAACGCTGGTCTATCTTCAGCTGAAGCTCAAGTATGGACTGATGACTCCGTATTTATGGGTATCATGAAGGGCTCAGATGCGATTGCCAACAAACAAGGCGTCAAGGTTATGCCTGTTGCTGCTCTCAATTTTGTTTATGAAGGTTATTCATCAGGTGCTTATGATGATCTTGCCATGACAAAGAGAACTGTATGGATGGAACATACACATCAAGATAAAGTTATCGCTCAAAATTACGGTTTCTTATTAACCGACTGTTTAGCTTAGTGTTATTCCTATGTTTTGTCGCTATTGCTCTGATCATCGCACTCACATGGTGCACCTAGCTGAAACAGGTGAAGGTGATAAAGAGGCAATAGAGGATTTACGGAAGCAGTGGATTGATGAGCGCAATCCACAAATGAAAATGTTGCTCAAGATGCGGCTTGATATCCTAGTTAAAGAGGTCAACACTGCAAAGACATTTGAGCAAGAGATGACTAGAGCAACAACTCGATTATATCGAGCGATTGCTGAAATGATAAAGCAAGGTCAAGGCAATTATTTGTTATCGCTATCACCTGCAGATTTGCAGGCTTTACTGATAACAGAAGGTCTTGGAGATGCAATAACCTATTTTGAAAATTCTCAAGTTGATATTGTTGAGATGACAAATAAGGCAATAAGAGAGATTGATCCTCAGTTTAGATCAGCTCCCATCGAGGTGATCCAAGCAATAGCAAAGCAATCCAAAGATCAGGTGTTTGATGCTCAAATATTGCCAACTTTAAGCAGTGCCATTAAAACAATGGTGAGCGGTGCTGTTGTCAGTGGTAGCACTAAAGCACCGTTAGACACGATGAGAGATGCTTTTGAGAAATCTGTAGGTGTTGGCACTACTGAAGCAAGATTAAGAATTGCTGAGTTTGGGCGTTCAATGAATGCACTAAATGCAGATGAAGCAGGCCTTGAATTTTTTATGTATGTAGGGCCTAAAGATGGCATCACAAGACCTTTTTGTCGGAAGATCGTAGGCAAGGTTTTATCAAAGAAACAAGTTGTCAGTTTAAATAACGGTCAACCTGGTGCAGGTCCTGCACTCACTGCAGGAGGCGGTTATAATTGTCGACATTCATGGGCTCCAGTGAGCAAGGGATTTATGAAGGTCAATAATTTAAATGTTGTTTCAAATAGCGAGATTGAGAGTATATTATCATGATGCAAAAAATTATTTCTTTATTGCCAAGTCGATTTGCTTGGTCAATTCATAATCTTATATCTCATCCTCTCAGTGAAATTTTTGCTTTGCTTGGATTAAAAAAAGCTTCAGAGTACATTCATGATTGCACAATTCCAAAGGATGAAAAATGAGAAAAGCACAACAAGGCAAAGATTATAATTTCATTTGGCAAGCACCAAATCCAATTTACTCAACACCTGAGATCACCTTTCATTTAGAGAGCGGGAATATAACATCTTCTTTAACTCAAGGTCGAGCTAGCTTAACAGCAACAGATATTGATAAAGATAGACGAACACTAACACTTTCAGCATCAGCATCAGCCTTAAAGATGTATCAATCAGATGCTTTTTTGCTCACAGATGCAGATCAATTCTTTGCTATTAAAATCGTTCGTATTGTAGGAACTCAATTGATTTTAGCTGATCCACTACCAAGAGATATTTCTTTTACAGTAGGCTCAACAATTCAATTTGCATGTTGGCTTTATACTGCATCAAGTGCAACAATCACAGCCAACAAGGCAACTATTCCGTATTCAGTTGATTATCAAAACAATGTTGGCGGTAGCTATATCAATCAAGTTGAAAAAGGTACTTTAAAGATTGTGCCAAGGCCTTTTAATACAGGTCTTGATCATAATAAATTGTGCTCAATTTTCCCACATATTGCAGACCTTGCAAGCAGACGATCAAACGGCTTTGATGAGCAAATCAATGCAAGTTTAGATGAGCTTGCCTTATTCGTGAGAGATTTAATTGTACCAGAAAATACAGATGAAGATGATATACATAACACTCATGATTTATTGCAAGCTCATGCCTATCTTGCGATTGCTCGTATCCATGAGCTTAATGGCAATATCGACTTAAGTGAGAAGATGAGAGCAAGAGGCATTCAACTTGCTGATCTCACAATGAAAACTATCTCTATCGATTTAAACAACGATGGCAAGGCACAAGATAGCGAATTAAATCAAAGAATTGGTATTGCAAAAGACATTAAGGGCAATATGGCAGGCCGTACCGTTGGATCATATGAAGCTTTATTTATCCCTGCCAGAAATATGAGATGGTAAATGAAAGCAACACTAAGCCTAAACTTGCCAGCGTTAAACATGACTAAGCCAATGCTCACAAGCATCGCTCAAGACATGATCGCAATCATTAAAATTCGCATTTATAAAGGCTTAGATTTTAACCTAACTAAATTCAAGGCATATTCAACAAAGCCTATTTATATAAACTACAAATCAACAACATACAAAAGATTGAAGCCTAAAGGTGGAATTAAAAAGCCTAAATCAATGTTTTTTGCAGGTGGTTATGCTGAATATAAAGAGAAATCAAGGAAACGATCAAACTCAATCGAGGGGCAAACGGCCGCGGTTGATCTCACTTTATCAGGCATGATGTTGCAAAACTTTGTTGTGCTTGATGCAACAAATACAAAATTCACAATTGGCCTTTTGCCACCTGTACAAGATTATGGATATGCAGTTAATCAAACAAGAGGCTTTATAGGTTTAGCTGATAAAGAGGTTGATCAACTCGTTCAAATCGTCAAAGCAAATTTACTTGGAGAATAACATGGGCATATCTGAAGCACTAGATCATCTCATTGATAGAATAGAAAACATAACACCAAAGACTGATGCTTATCATGGCTTTGTCTGCATTAAAGATGCTCAAGGCAATACATTATCACTTGAAAGCAGATCAAATCAAAATAGGCTTTTTGATGTTTCTTTTTCAGCATTGGCTCAAGACGATGGACAAGCTGGCATCAGTGGTCGCAAGAGAATTGATTTAGCTATTCGCATTCGTTATGATATTGGCGGGGATCGTGGACTGCTTGAGAGGATGATCGCTGAAGATTCAAGCAAGTTGATTGATACTTTGAAACAACCTGATTATGACTTTTCAATAACAGGCATTGTTTCTTTAATACCTGGTCAAGCAACAAGCCAAGAGATACAAAACGATCCATCTCAAGTCGGTTATCTTTTAGTTTTACCTTTTACCCTTCTCTACTTGGAGGATTGACATGACAGTCACACATAGAAGCCTATCCGTTGCCACTGAAGCAAGCTTTGGTAGTTTATCATCATCCACTGGTTTACCTGATGCTAGCGGTTTATCTTTCATCTCTTTGCCTTGCGAGCGTGATCCTGTAATCATCTATGGGGATGTAGTGGCAAATGAACGACTTGAAACAAGAGACGGACCTCATGGTTTACCTCCAGAGCCTGATACCGTTTGGAGCGGCTCAAGTCGTGTACAAAGACGAACAGGTCAAATTCAGTTGACAATGGATTTTACAACTGTAGGCAGTGGTGCGAATACCTATGCAAGCACAGGCTTAGGCAAGCTCTTAAATGCGGGCTTTCTCACAAACTTGGCAAGCTTTACATCTGTTGATACAGTGACTGCAGATAGCGAGAATGTCTTTACACCAACAACTACAAACACCAACTATAAGATCGGTGGCATTGTTTCATCTTTGATCAATGGGCGTTGTGAATATGCGGGCGTTACTGCAAACAATCGCGGTGGTGCTGGCAAGATCGGTGTATCTCCTGCTTTTAGCGATGATCCAACAAGCATTTATCCTATGCAAACATGGTACACACCTTACGGTGCATCAAGTGGTCAAGTCGTTTCATCTTTAGCTTTTAGAGTTGATGGTGTTGGCTTCCGCACCTATGCTTATGGTTGTAAGCTTGTGAGTCTTAATGTGTCGGTAAATGCAGGCAGATTGATAGGTGAATTTACTTTTCAAGCAGCATTGATTCAAGACGATCATGGCAATGCTTCAGGTCCTATTGAGCCAGTTGTTTTGAGTGGAGCTACTCAACACTTTAGAAATAGCTATGCAGTTGTTTCTAGTGCAGTGACATACTCAAGAACGAATATCGTAGGCACCACAGGCGAAGAGTTATCTCGCATCGCTTTAAATGCAGAAGGTTTCACATTCAACATTTCCAACACTCTCACACCTAAAGGCTATTCAAATTCTATTTTAGGCATGTCAGACATGGAAGTCTCAAATGTTGATGTGGAATGTACTTTGACTTTATCTGATGTAAATACAAGTTTAGCTGACGATTTTAAAGATAGAGTGGTGCGTCAAGTGTTAATAGGCACCGGACCTGTTGGTGATGGCAAAGGCATGGCCTTGTTTATCCCCGCGGGTTATCTAACTGTTGATCCAAATAAATATGATGTAGCGGGTGAGATCGTCAAGCAAGTGCTAACCTACAAGCAAAGCCGTTTTGGTGGTGATGTAGGTACAACACAGCCAGCCAATTCACCTGTGAGAATTGCACTAGGAATTTAAAACAATGCTAAAATTCAGCACAACAACAACGATTGAAATTAAAATTGCAGTTTCTTGCGATCCTGCTTTAGATATGACATCAGCTGAGATCAATGCTTATCTTCAAGGAGATTTTGACTCTCTCAAAATCAAGCAAGATCAAGCCCCAACCTACTTCTTTATTAAGCCTCTCTCTCCGTCTGATAGAGAAGAGATTGAGATTAAGGCTGGTGCATATACTAGATCAGAACTTGGAAGGATGCTTTTTGTTGAGCAACCTGAAGATCAAAAAAAGCGAGCTTATTGGCAAGACTCTTTATCTGATCAAGAGAAAAATGCACTTGCTCAATATCAAGCTTATCTCAATCGTGTATATGCTGAAACGGCTAAAAAGGCATTAGTGAGAATTGAAGGCTTTGATGGCAACGCTTGGGATGCCGTCCAATCGATCAAGCCTGATCATCATCGTATTCAAACAATCGCTGAAATCGTAACTCACATTCAAAGAATTTCCCTTTTAGGTGACGAGGGAAAATAGCAATCACATCCTCAATATGGCTATCTCAAAATAAAGGGAGATCTTGGGGGTGTGAGCAATGCAAAGCCAAACAAGGGTTAAGACAACTTAGAGGAAATTGTGGGGGCAAATTTCAAAAGGGATTGCCTTATTTAGATGAAGATGAGCAAGGTTTATTTATCCCTGCTTATCGTG